AGATAGGAAGGCGCTGATGAAGAGATTTTCTTTTCATTAGCTCCGTTCCTGTCAAAGTTAAATTTTCCAACCATGGTATTCGATTTTAGAGCGATTTTGTATCGCTGCTTTTCCATTATGATCGTTTCTTTATGGCCTATTTCTGAATAAGGTTGCTAGGAAGTGTTTTTAAGAAGGTACAGGTAAATCCGGGAAACTGGATACGCAGTTAATAGCCTTTCTGCGTAGTTTTGGTAGCTGATTGTTATAGCGTACGTGAAAACTCGCGTTATGATAAAGTAACAAAACTCAGTGTATTCGTTGATTTTATGTATAGAATTTGATTTCTGATATTTTTCACACCTTGTGCGCATGGAGCCGCAAGTTAGGAGAATTGTTGTGAGCTGATTTTATTTTAAAATTAATGTTTACGCCCCAATGGTCAAGGCTCGTCCCCTTGATGGTTGGTTGCTCGAGGCCTCATGAAATACCGATTTATGTTTATATATTTGATTATTTATTAATTTCGTTTTTTGTATTTTCCCCGTTGGGAATAGTTTCTATAACTGCTCACCCCTATGGTACGCATGGAGCTGCTTAGTTTAGGAGTTGTTATTATATATTATAAAGAAACCAAAATGAATTGTCAAAATAAGAAATTTAATCAAGGTTCAAAGGACGCTGAAAAATCAAAAAAAGAAAATAAAAATACTGAAAAAAAACAAAAAATTAGTTATAAGTTATTGTATGTAAGAACTGGTGAGTTGAGAGACGTAACGGCTGATAGATTCGGTGCGATGAAAGGAGCAGTTATTGATTTCACTAGTTTTAAAGTTCGTGTTATCGGAGACATGCCTAGAAGCCAAGTGAGAAGGTGTGTGTTAGATGCTCAAGGTTCCACTGGGTTGTTTAGTGGGTTTACCAATATGATATCCTCTTTGATTGATACGCATAGTAAAGTTGTTAGTATTATTAATGGTGCGGAGAATGTTTTTTCGAAGTTGAATAAACGATTTACTCTCATAGTCGTCAAGCTTTTGATGGAGTTTATTTCATTTTCGAGGTCAGATAGTAATTGTAAGTTGGAAAGCTTGTTGTCTATTTGTCTTTCAATTTATAGTTTAGTTGATCACTTTGAATTGCAAGCCCAGGGTTTAGAAACTGTGTTGTTGGCTACTGCTATGCCGTTTTTACCCCATCAATTGAAGGAGGTGCTTAAACACATTACTTTGTTGTCTAGTACAAAGGTATTGGACGACTTTTCTCTTTTACAGAGATTGTTTGATTTGTTAGAGAAGTTTTTGTTGTATGTTACGCAGGTGTTAGGCATAGGTCCGGAAGTTTCTCAATCTATTGTTCGATTATTTTCTTATGTTGGTTTCGGATCTAAGCATCGTATTTTGAGTGAGATGAAACGTTTAATGGAAGAAGCTTCTAAGGATAAGCGCATCTTTAATGGAGTCGCTTACAGAATTAAGTGTATGACTTTGAACAAGAGTTTGAATCTTGTTCGGAATTACAGGATTGGTGTAAGCGTTGCGGTTCAGTTGCGGATCTGTTAACTAGGTGGCGTTTTCATATAAAGATAGTGCAAGCGAATGAGG